CTGATTACTTGATTCACAAATTCTTTACTGTTACTCATTATATTTTCCTATCTATTTTTAAAATTCCGAATCGTCTGGCATATCATCATCAGGACCTAATCCGACAGCTCCATCAGCCTTGATTTCTTTATCAATCTGTTGTATCTCTGCCTCTGACTGTCTAAGAACATTCTTTCTAATCCAGTCCTCTGAATAATATTTACCAACGAATTGGTCTAATTGTTCTAATGTTGAAACTCTTTCTCTAAGTATCTCCGCATCTTTGAGTTCTACAAAATGACCATCTTTTTGAAAGTCATAACTTATATACTCTTTGTATGAGTTCCAATCTTCATCTGTTATAATATTCTTTAATAACAGTTGAGTTCTTAAAACATCATCAAATATTCTAGAGAATTTAGTTCTTAGTCTATCAACAAATCGTGAAAACTTAACCTCATCTCTTGAAATCTCAGTCGCTCTACCAATAGCGAACGCTGTTTCTGTCTCCATTCTAGAAATTGGTACATTAAGAGACTTGTACAATTTCTTTTGAAAATATAAAATATCGTCAATCTCACCAAGATTTTGCCCACCTGGTAGTGTACTAATCTCAGTTCCTCGGCCACCTTCTCTACGAGGTAACCAAAAATCTTCAAGCATATTCATATGCTTTCTATCGTCTTTAATCTCACCTGTGTCAGCGTTATACACTAACTTATTACGATAACTTGTTTGTACTTCTTTCAAGTACTGTTCAGCTCTCGCTTTAGGTAGATTACCTACATCAATGTAGAAGATTCTCCTTTCGGGTGCTCTTGATATTCTGTAAATAACAAGTGCGTCTTCTAACATTCTTAGTTGGTTTACAGACTTCATAGCCTTATGTAAATACCCAACTATAATGGTTTTGTTGTAATCAAGTAACCCGGAAGTTACATGACATACAGCGTCAGGGTGAATCCTTACTGTTTGACCTGTGTTATTACCACTCTTGTCAAAACCTTGATCATTAAAAAGAAAGTATTCATCTATACCCCTAATAACCTCAACTTGAGTCTTCTCATCTTTCTTCTTATCCACTTCTCGGATCTTTCTGATCTTTTGTGGGTCAATAGCTCTCAAGCCTTGAAGACCTCGTTTTGGATTCTTTGGATCAACCATTTTATGATAATAGATTCTTCCATCTACATACCATTTTCGAAATATATCGTGAGACATATCTCTGAATCCCATTAAAGAAAGAACTTCATCAAATTCAGCTCTAACTTTCTTTTTGATACCATCTGACATTTTTTCAATTCTATCTAAATTGATTGCCACAGGAGCATCTAAATCATTACAAGATATCGATTCATTTACAATATCTTCTATCGCACTATCACATTCAGGAACGAGTGCCATTGTTCTATATTTAGCAACTAGGTCGGCTTCGGTTTTTATACCGCCTTCCATGTCAATAAATTGTCCAATGACACCACCACCGGCAGCGAAGCCACCCATTCCACCATCTTTTCCGACTTCGATTACATCTCCGTCGTTGGATGGCGGCACGAAACTCTGTGCTTTAGTCTCGGCCGCCTTCCGTTTTATCTCATATCCGAATAAGTCCATAGTATATATTTATATCCTTTCCAAAGGTCTCTTTTTAAAGAGTTCTTTCGAAGTGTGAATACGCAAAAGTAACATCAGAAGTTGTTAGTCCATCTCCACCTTCAGCATCCATTTCGATAGCTGTAAGTGTTGTTGGCCACATATTGAAAAATTCATATGTAGCTATGACGGAATCGTCCCTTCCTAATTGAGATACAGTTGCCTTATCGACCATGTAATCATATCCAGTAGAAGTAACTGTTGAACTATCTAGTGGTACAATATCTTGCATCCATTGTTCAATAGCTGTTCTAGAGGAAAACTCAGTATCATTGTATATCGCGACAGTCCAATCTTCGAATGTTCTGTCTCCTGCTAACTTAATTGTAAGTCCTTTATACTTCATCTCCATAGGAGCTATAGTCTGACCAGGGATAGAAGCAGTTTTACATAAAAACTGAATCTTACTACCTGATCTAGGAATAAAGACTTCAAATCTATTATTCCTTGGACCAGCACCGATAAGGTTTGCTTTAAATTGGTTAATTGTTGCCATTTTACTATCCCCCTATTATGTGCTAATTCCAGCCGCGCCATAGACTTCTTCGAAATCTACACCAGTTCTGGATGCTACAAAAGTTAAAGTGATGAAGTTAATACTTCTAGCTGGCTTGATAAATATAGCCGCTACGAATTGATTTGAATCAATAACATTACCCGTATTATTAGTCTCGTCACAGATAACTTGGAAATCATAGATTCCTCGTCTACCTTGGACTTGTCTCAAGAAAGGTTCTATCATTGCTCTGAAATTCGCTCTTGTAAATGAATCGTTAAACTCAAACAATTGGAATTTAGCTGCGTTTGCTATAGCTTTCTCTAATACTATGAAAAGTCTACGAACATTTATTCTAGAGAACGCACTTCCGTCATTAGACATTAGTGTTTTATCTCCGAACAATAGTGTTCCTTGACCCGCGAATGTAACAACTGGGTTAACCCTAGACTTATAGAGTTTATCTCTATCAGCTTTAGTTGGATTAAACGCCAATTTGGTCACACCAAATATTTGACCACGGCTGAATCCTGCTGGTGACCACCAAGCATCATTCGTATAATCAGTCTTAGCACAAAGGCCTGCGATTGATCCGTTGTCTGGAACATAGACATATCTGTCATTGTACCTGTCGTAAATATATAACCAGTTACTACTCATTACTGCGTAACTTGTACTGTTTAATGTGTCTGCAGTAGCCTTAACATTTGTACCACCGGCTGTGCCGCTGTCTACAACATCAGACCTAAGAGGTGAAAAGAATACGACGCAATCTTTCCTATCTTCTGCTATGTTCATTATTTGATTGTAATAGCTTGTTGCTTCGGCTCTCGTTGCAACTGCTGTTCCACTACCGTTATCTGCTTGTGAAGACCCAGATATCATTAAACTGATATCTTCATTGTCTGCACTCCCAAAATGTGTATCCCATGCGGTTATTTTTTGACCTGTAGTTGGTTGATTACCATCACTTCCATTTGTAAATGAAAGATTGGCTGGTAAAGTACCAGTACCGAAAGTGACACCCAATGCAGCTGAACCAGCTCCACTGTATCCACTATCGTGATCTAACCAATAGACATAGTCTGATTGGTTTTCGATAACCGTGACGTAATAGTTAGTAGCACCGAAATCATCTTTAGCATCTGAAGCTTTTGATAAGTCTTCATATTTCTCTAAGATTGTTCCAGGTACTCCTGAGATGTCTCCATCTTCATCAATTACAACAATATGTAATTCATCTGTTACTCCAGCTGTTGATCTACCACTTGCGTATGTAGATGTACCTGGTGCACCGTTGAATTGTGCCGCGAATTCCCACTCTCTGCTTATTGCCGCACCGCTTGAAACGGCCGCTGCTAAACCTTGAGTTGAGTCATCTTCTTGTGCTATTGTGATTGTTGCTGCTCCTGTGGTACTAGAATCAAAAGCTATAGTTGTTATACTATATCTTGTTGTATCTGAACCGATCGCTGTAATAATGTCACCAACTATGAATTTTTCACCTAGAGTTACTTCGATTGAAGTAGCTGCTAAAGCAGAAGTTCCATTAGTTGTTGTTACACTAGCTTGAGCGTAAGGATTAGCCCCACCACATACAGAAGTTTTTATGGAATTACCCAAGGCTCCTGCATATCTAGCACCCCAATTTCCAACAGAGGCAGAACCATCGTTGTAATTGGCGCGATAATGAGCTAAGTTCTTTATCAATAAAGACTGCCCACTCGTTGTTGTCGCGTTCACCTGTGAAGATGTCGCTATTCTAACTACTTTTAAGTCAATACCATAGTCTAAGAACATTTTGGCTGGGTAAAAGTGCTCAGCCATTATATCCGTAGAGCTTGGCTCCCCGAATGAATCTACAAGACTCTTTGCAGAAACTGTTGTAATCACTTCTTCGGATGGACCCCATCCGAAATGACCACAATATGCTCCTGTAGAACTTGAGACCGCAGGAATAACATTAGTAGCATCGATTTCTTGAACCAGAACTCCTGGCGAAACTTGAAATGCCATGTTTATTATCTCCTAAAATTTTATAAGCTTATAAAATTATTTGTTATTTATAAAAGTCTGATAGGTTTTATTCTATCATTAAACAGTATTTATAATTTAGTATATTTTCGTATCTTCAACTACTGTCCATATATCACCACCTTCAACAAAAACCTCAGGTCCATCATCTTTCGCGAAGAACCCCGCAGGCACTAAATCATCTTCGATAACTTGTTGTTGCTCATCATATAACAGTTTTTTAAGTTCTAAATCTGTTAAACTCTGAAAGTACGGTGTTGTTAAAAACCATGAGAACATAACTAAATTCATTACTAGATCATCATGCTGACCACCATCGGCCTCCCATGATTGACCTTTAGAAACGAATGTTAATAACTCATTGATTGTGAATTTGTCTATTATCTGTAATTTGTTTTCTTCCAAGACTTCTTTAAGTGTAGAACAACCGATTTGTTTTGTCTTTTTCGTCATTGTTACACCGATGCCGGAGGCTTTTACAGAAGATTGTGTGAATACATTCTCATATTCTATATCGTAATAGAGGTTATTACACACAATTTGTCCTTGATCATTATTCTCTATGATAACTAGACAATCGTTATATAGTCTAGCATATCGTTCAATAATGTCAGGAAATAGTAACGGAGAGATCATATTGTCTCTATATATCGCTACTTGTTTAAAGGGTTTCTTTGATATATCAATGATTGAGAATGTTGAATAGTCTTGACCTCGACCTCTAGCGACATCAACTGTCATGATATAAGTGTTATTCTTTTGAGGTTGCTCATAAAGAAACGCGTGTTCTCTATTCCATATTGGGTCGTGTGCCTGTAATCCTAATAAACAGTTTGCACTGATTAGCGTATTACCTGTTCCTAAGAAACTGTTACCAAACTCTTGTTCGAACTGTAACTCTGAGGTATTGGCTATTGTTTGTTTCTTCCATTTTTCATCTCTACCTGGTACATCCCACCAATTAACTGTATAGGGTTGATACTCGTTATTTTCACTCGTACCACCTTCATATAATTTATGAAACATATTTCCGATACCATTGGCTGTAGATGTGATTATAACTTTTGATTTACCACCTGATGTTACAACAGGATATGTAGATGTATAGAACTGTTCAGCGTTTTCTACGAAAGCAAACTCATCAAGATAGAGTAAGTTTACTGATAAACCACGAATTGAGTTAGCACCTGTAGCTGAAGCTATGATTCTACTATCGTTTTCAAACTCAATCGAACCTTTGTTTAGAACTTTAGTTCCTGGTTGTAAAAAGAACGGTACATGCTCTAACATTGTTGTAATACGAGCTAACATTTCTCTCGCTGTAGATCCTTTGTTAGCTAGAATGGCTATTGTTTGTTCTGGTTGGAATAGTAGATACCAAACTAGATACGCACAAGCTGTGATAGACTTGCCTGACTGTCTACAAGCTAACACAATACTGAATCGACTCTCATCAAAGTGTGTTATTAGGTCTTCTTGATAATCGTATAGATTGAAAGGTACTAGACCTTCATCTAGTGAAATGATTTTGATATGGTTTTGTATGAAGTATACGGGATTTTCCATACACTTCTTATATTCTAATATTTGTTCTTCTGTCCACTCAGTTTCAACGCCAGCTCTCTTGACATTAATATTCCCTAAGTAACCTTCATTTTTGTGCATGGTCTTTCAATAATCTCTGTAATTCTGTTGATGAACCTACAAACAGATTATTCTGTACTTTGTTTGGTAATGAACCGTCTTTATCGAGTTCTTTCATCTTCGCTTGTAAATCTATAAGTTTTTCTGTAGTCTCGCCTACTGTCTTTATTAGCTGTCCGGCGACTTCATAGACTCTTGGGTGTTCTGACTCTTTAGCGATGTCTAGAATACCCTCTATGGCGTCCTGTCCTCGCTCTACAAGACCGTAAAACACTTCTCTAGAGTATTTGTAGTCTGAACTTTGTTCTTGACTCTTGTCAACAGCCGTTACTATACTAGGGAGAGACTTCTCAGCCTCTATTATTTCTCCTTGTATACCAAGGAGCTCATCTAATTTTTGATCGACTTTACTCATAATAAGTATTTATAACTATTTAGGATCGCTAGATTTATCGTCAGCATATGTAACTGTTGGTGGATCAAAGAAATCTACATCTTCATTGTATGTAAATGTCTCGTCTGGATCAGCACCGGATGGGTTTGGTGTTATAATAACTTCTCCAACTTTACCATCAATATCTTGAGTAGCAATTTCACCTTCTCCTGATTCAATATATGTTCTAGCTTTAACTGTTCTAATAATCTCAGAAGTTCTCACTGGACCATAAATGTAATTTTTCATTGTAAATTGTAAAGTATATGTCAATACTTGTCTAGTTGTCATGTCACCTTCGTATGTGTCTTCTTGAGTTATACCTGTTAATACGATAGGTATATCTCTCTTGTCGCCCATGTCTGGTACTGTGTTGATTGTGACGGTGTAGTCAGGTGTAAAGTATGGCATAATCTGTTCAATAATCTGTAAACCATCATCTGTATTCTTAACCATTATACTTAATGTAAATCCCAAGTTATATGGAGCTGGTGAATATTGATATTGCATCTGTAAGGGATTACTAGCATTCGCTGTCTTTAATTGTGTCTTCTTTCCTAATTTTCTTGTGGCATCATAATCAATAGAACTTAATTCGAATCCCATACGAGGTAGTGATATAGCTGTAGCTTTCGCTTGTGGATCAGGTACTTGTTGTAGACGAGCTATCCATCTAGTTCGAGGACCATACGCCAATGGAACTTTCATAGTTTCACCAGAAGCTCTTTTAATGCTGATATTATTAAACATTGTACCAAAGACTGATACACTTCGTTTAATTGTTTCGTGATAAAAATGTTCTCCAAACATTATGTAGCCTCTCCAAATGGATTACCTTCTGAGAAATCAATAATTCCGTCAGCGTCTGTTTCTAACTCAAGATTAAATGCTCCTGGATCAGTAGATATTGTCAAATCACTAGCAATTGATGTAATATTTCTTCTTGAAGCTAAACTGTCTTCTACAACTATATAATCATGTTCTGATGAATCGGTAGCTGTTCCCGATTCAAGTAAGAATGAGTTACTATTATGATCAATGATATTATCTGTTCCCGTAGTTCCATCTGTTATATATGACGGAATTGATACTATAACTGTACTATCTTCAAAATCGATAAAATATCCTTCTTGTCCTGTACCACTCATTATAATTCTATCTCCTTCAGAAGAAGCTTCCATTTCAAGATTTCCGGCCGTGGCATCTGTTGTTAAGAAAGTATTATATGTAGCTGGATCACCACTGTCTGTTGTTTTAATTGAAGATACTGTTAATTTGTTTGTGTCTTCACTCCAAGATGATACAATACCTGATATAACTATACCTGGATATACTATTTGAGAAATACTTTCTCCTTGTATAAAATCTCTTAAAGTAGGTGTATCTGCTAATGTTAATTCTAGAGCAGCTGCTTGTGCTAATTCAATACTAGTATCAAGAATATCAAGTTCAGTATCAAACTTCTCACCTGAGTATTCAAATAAGTCACAACTCATTTTAAAGGTATATAATTTACCTAGTTGATAAAATTGATTTTTGTGTTCTACAAACTTGATTTCAAACAAACTATCTGATAATGGAAAGTAGATTAAATCTCCTTCATTAGGTCTTAATCCTGTTGCAAGATTAGCATCTAATGAAACAAATCGTTCCCAAGTTCTTCTTGATATAATAAATTCAGCTGATTCTCTTGTTTCAATACC